ACCCCACCATTAGTAACAACAACACCTTGAATTATACCAGAATTTACTGTAATAGTACATGTTGCTGTTGCATTTTCATTGCCATCGCCATAAATGTAAATAGGTAACGCAGTATTTGATGAAGCTAATGCAGAAGGAGTATATCCAGTACCAGCACTTTCAAGAACTAATTGATCAATTGAACCAACAACAGCATTAGTTATTACAGTAGAATCTAATTCAATTGGAAGATAGTCGCCTACCGCAAACTTACGATACAATGAATCGGAAATAGTAAACATATACTTCCACTTATATCCATCGCTTGTTACTTGCGTGCCAGTTGTTTGCGTTGGCTTAATAGTTGATTCTGCTGCAGCATTATTTGATATACACTTATAAACTTTACCTTCATCAGTATAGACATAAAAATCTAATACATTTAAATTAGCTGTATCATCATATTGATCATACGCCGTATTAATAGTCCAATCAATTCTTCTGAATCCAAGTCTAATATCTTGAGCAGTAACACGCTTCATTGCAGTCATGTCATGCCAAACATCATATTCAGTCGATAAGCTATCATCTGGTACATCTGGTACGCTTTCATTATCCCATGGCTGTGGCCTACCAATATAAACATAAAGGTTAGCGTCTCCATTGACAATAGTATCAACGAATTGATTAGCGTTTCTATAATTCATTTTAGTAGATAAACTTGTACTCATCTTGTCCTCTAAACTGATGTAAACTCTTGTGTACCAAAATAATCTTCAGCGAAATATAACCCTTCAAAATAATCTTGGGTATAACCAACTGCTGAAGCTGTGACGCTAATAGTTTCTTCATTTACTATACTTGGTAATTCTGGAACTGATACAAAGATTTGTGCACTCTTAATGCCAACATTAATTACATTATATGATGTAACATTTGCAATTACTTTCATACCAGCAGGGTGAGCAAACTTTTTAAGCGGGCCAATCCAACGATCTGCTGAGTATGAGCTTTTTACTTCATATGAAAACTTTTGATAATAGCGTGAATCTTGTAAAACTATTGACGATGATAACTGCCCTTTACTTCCTTCGTATCTACCCTTATATGTAACAATAGATCCAAAGTTAAGTTGCAATTCAGCATTAGCGCCTAATTCACTCACTATATTTATTTCAACGTTTGGACCAACTTGTGTTCCGGTTGAATAATCATAGATAGCATAATCAACCATATAGTAACCAGACGTTTTGCCTTCACGTACTGAAAGAGGTGTATTGCCTGTACCAAAGTCAACTATTGATATATCTGTAATGCCACCAAGTTCATTTACACTATGTACATATGCAGTAAATGTTAATCCTTGATAACCTAAAATATTAATTAGATCGCCAACAGCATATCCTGTACCTGAAGTTGTAATGCTTAAACTTCTAAGTGATTTATATACTTCAGCCGTTAAGGTTTCATCGTAGTATATGGTTGAGTTGATTGCAAATTGAGAAGATATTGACGATGGAATTAATTTAAGTTCATATATAGTGCCATCTGAATATACTTTACTGTCAACACGATCAACAATTGCAGTTGCGTCTGAGCCAATCTGATAAATTCTTTTACCAGCAAAGTCTTCAGGGTTACCAACTAATGAAGTAACACGAATAACGGTATCTACAATCCAACGCCCATCTGAAGGTATTAATACAACTTCCCATGGATAAAAAATATCTACTTCATCATTAAGGAATACTCTGAAGAATAACTTAATTGATTCTTCAGAACCTTTTGATCTCCAGATCTCTGCGATCTTATCATAAAATACTTTAGGGTCTGCTGCATATTCTCTTCTTGATAAAAATCCAAGTTCACGTTTAATGTATTCTAAAAACTCTGGATCTTGCTCACGTACATCGCGCTGTAAGTATAATGTGTTTTGATAATATGAAGAACGGTTTTCTTCTTCCAGATACTTAAAGAACGCTTTAGCAAAATCCACCATTCGTGGATAATTTGCTACTACGTGATCTGGAAAGAGAGAGGCTGCAATCGCCTCGATGTTTATATTTTTAGCCATGTCTCGGTATCAAATCGTAGTTTAAACCTGCAGCTGCTGATCCACTAATAATTGGATCGCCAGAACCTAATATGACAACGTCGTTTAAATCGATTGCTACTACATTGTTTCTTTTAGGCGCAACATCGTTTGAATTAGGAATAACTGTTAATTCAATATACGCACCAACAAATGCAGATGGATTAAACCCTGTAAGAATAATCTTACCAGCTAGTGCATCAACATAGCCTACATCATTTGCAACAATAGTTTGATTAACGCCTGAGCCACGAACAATTCGTATACGTCTATCGCCAGTACTATTTAAATAATCTTGGAACGTACATTGTTGTTCTGCATATGTAAATACGCTTGAGCGATATATTACTGACTCATTTGAATTAGTATCATATATTGGACTAGAAAACTCAAGTTCATACCTTACAGTTGCATTGAGTGTTGGTATAAATCTTTTCTTAAGGTATACTCGTACTGATGAGTTAATAATTGATTTTTCAGCGGTGTCAATAGCAGTAAGTAAAGTTGAATAACGTAGTACACCATCAAACTTTCTTAATTGATTAGCATCATAATCACTAATAGCTTGATTTACTAATGAAGTAATTTGCCCATCACTTAAAGATGTTTCTGCTTGATTTTTCTTATAGAAAACTTCGAGCGATACATATGTATATGTTGGATTAACAAACTCTGGCGTAATTGATACTACTGCTTTAGGTTTAATTATCGTATTAAGAATAGTTGATTCTTCAGCATTTGATAATGTCTCACCAACAAGAGGTATGATAGACATAAAGGCTTTACCATACTGTGGTGGATCATTGTCTTCTCCACCCCAGACTACTATTGATTTAGCATTAGTAAAGTTTTCTAAAATCAATGCCCTGTAATCATCAGGTGTTACTGCTCTATTTTGAGCAGAGAATGTTAATGGTGCTCTATAACGAATAGTATCAATAGACTCACGAGCAGCACCACCAGTTGCGCTTTGAGTAGTCGTAATAGTTACATCAGCGTTACCTTCAATTGGATCTAACATTGTAAAACCAGTTGCACCATTGGCATCAACGCCATTACAAACTAAATAATCTATTTCAATAACATTGCCATTAACTAATGATTGGCCAATAACGCCATCGCCAAATGTAATTTCATATCGACCATCAAAGGTTTCATTTAAAAAGAATACTCTTGATGTATTAGTAACAGTTGTAATACTCTTAGCAATAGTAAATGTATACAGTGTAGAAGACGCCTCAGAATCACGAACATTAACAGTCAGTGTTGCAGTATCTACATTAAGATCTGGTATAATGAATTTTTCAGCTGTATTTAAATCGTAAATGTATTCAACTGTTTTAAGTATCCCTTGCTTAATTTCAACATCAGCAAAGAAAGCATTATCAGTTATGTAAGAACCAGTAGTTACAAACCCATAATTAACACCATCAACAGTTGTTCTGAACCTATGATTCTTTTGAAGCGTTAAGTCGTTACTTGTAGCACCAATAACATCAATTGCAATATATGCTATAGCGCCAGTAGAGGACTTAGGTGTATATGATAGTTGCCTAGCATGCCCTACAACAGAACCACGACTTTGTGCTGTTTCAATAAATGTTTCATTAATACCAATGTTAGCATTAATAGCATTATAATGAGTAACATAAGCCATTACATCTAGCAGTGTACTAAAAGCAGAACCTTCAAAATCATAATCTTGAAGCGTATCTTGCGATCTTAAAAATTGTTTAAGGTTTGTTTTAATCTGATCAAAGTCAAGCTCTGATACATTAAGTTGATTGTTTGATCGTTGCGTCATTATCGTAGTCTCTCGACAATAAATTCTAGAGTTGTTGTTGTTTGTACCGGTGATATAATTTCAAAGTCTAGTGTAATGCTAATAGCATTTTTTTCACTTAGATCTTCGACATCAACAGATATAACTCGAACACGGGGTTCATAATTACGTAAAGCTAAAATTATTTCTTCTTCAATTAATGATATAGTAACTGAATCAATAGTTTCAAATAGATATGATCTTAAATTAGCTCCAAAAGACGGAACAAAAGGTTTTTCA